TCATATCAATATCGGGCAATGCACGGCGGGCGCGGGTCTGGCAAGTCGTTTGGCGCTGCAAAGATGGCCGCGATCTGGGGTATGGTCGAGCCTTTGCGCATTCTCTGCACCCGCGAATTTCAGGCCAGCATAAAAGAGAGCTTTCACGCGGAATTAAAAGCCGCGATTGCGTCCGAGCCATGGCTTGAGGCGCATTATGACGTTGGCGTTGATTACCTCAAAGGCGCAAACGGAACGGAGTTTATCTTTCGCGGCTTGCGTCACAATGTGACCAGCATCAAGTCGCTTGCCAAGATTGACCTGACGATTGTCGAAGAAGCTGAGGACGTGCCAGAGCCTTCATGGCTGGCGCTAGAGGCTACCGTGTTCCGACAGCCAAAGTCCGAGTTGTGGGCGATCTGGAACCCGCGCCTTGATGGTAGTCCGGTTGATCTGCGATTTCGCAAAAACCCGCCAGACAATGCCGCAATCGTGCAAATGAATTGGCCGGATAACCCGTTCTTTCCGGCTGGCCTTGATGAATTGCGCCGCCGTGAACAATCGCGCCTTGACCCTGCGACATACGCCCATGTGTGGGAAGGCGCGTATCTCCAAAACAGCGATGCGCAGATATTCGGCGGCAAGGTCGAGGTGCGTGCGTTTGAACCTGCGACCGAATGGGATGGCCCGTATTACGGAGGTGACTTTGGATTTTCACAAGACCCGACAGCAGCGGTGGAGGTTTGGATTGCCGGGGATGAAATCCTTATCCGGCGCGAGGCATTCAAAACGGGCTTGGAACTGGACGATACCGCGCCATTTGTTACGCGCCAGATACCGGGCTTTGAACGGGAAGTAAGCCGCTGGGATAACGCGCGCCCTGAGAGCATATCGCACCTAAAGCGCCACGGACTGCCGCGCGCGCAATCGGTCGATAAGTGGAAGGGTAGCGTCGAAGATGGGATTGCTTATCTGCGCAGCTTTCGCAAGATTGTAATTCACCCCGAATGTGATAACATGCAGCGCGAGGCGAGGCTCTACAGCTACAAGGTGGACAGATTGACGGGCGATGTTACAACGGCCATTGTGGACGCGCATGCGGTTGGGCCGATGATCCGGCATAGGTCGAAACCTTCCACCACCACGAAACCGCTAACGGGGCTTTACTAAATGGCAGTCAAGACATTTCACCCGGCCCTGACCGCGCACCGCTTTGCGGAATGGCAGCGGATGCGCGATTGCATGGATGGTGAGGCGCAAGTCAAGTATCGGGGCGAAACCTACCTGAAAATGCCAAGCGGATTTAAGGGCCAAGCTGACGGCGGCGTTGCCATGTATCAGGCATATAAGGACCGGGCGCAATTCCCGGCAATCCTTGCGCCAAGCGTTTCGGCCATGATCGGGATTGTCCACGGGCGCGAAATCAAGATTGAAATGCCGGACGCGATGAATTTCCTATGGGAAAGCGCCGATGGGCACGGCTTGCCGCTGGAGGCTTTCCACCGCCGGATCACGCGCGAGTTACTGGTAATTGGCGGCTATGGTGTTCTTGCCGATGCGCCCCAAGGTGGCGGCGATCCTTATTTGGTTGGGTTCCCGCGTGATCTGGTTATCAACTGGGATATTGACTGGTGGGTGTTGGATGAAAGCCGCCAGATCAGGGACGGGTTTGTCTGGAACCAGATCGAGCAATACCGCGTCCTAAGCATTGATGGCGGCGTTTACACCCCGTATCTGTTTAGCGGCGACACGCTGACCGGCGAGGAGGTCACAGTGCGCGGTCTTGGTGGTGCGCCATTGCCGCGCGTGCCTTTTGCCATTGGAAATGCGGTTGACCTTTCTCCGCGCGTTGAAGCCCCGCCCCTGATTGGCGTTGCGAACGCTGCGATTGCGATTTACCAACTATCGGCAGACTATCGCCACCAGCTTTACATGAGCGGGCAGGAAACGCTTGTTGCAATCAATGGCGATGCCCCTAGCATGGTCGGCGCTGGAGCGGTTCACCAGATGATCGGCGGGGACGGAATGACGCCAGACCTGCGCTATGTATCGCCAACGTGCAGCGGGATTGAGGCGCACAAGGTTGCGATGATGGATCAGCGCGAGGCGGCTGTTATGGCAGGCGCGCGGTTGCTTGAGCAGTCATCCGGCGTGCAGGAAAGCGGGGAGGCCCGCAAGCTGCGTTTTGCCTCTGAAACGGCTACCCTAACCAGCATTGCGCAATCCTCTTGCTTGCTGCTTGAAAAGGCATTGCGCAACGTGGCGATGATTATGGGTCTGCCGGAGGATGATATTGTTGTCACGCCGCCAGAGGACTTGCTAGATCAGAGCATGTCGCCGCAAGACTTCTCCGCTCTGTTCGGCGTATATGAGCGCGGCGGCATGTCGTGGGATAGCTATTTTGCAGCGGGCCAGAGAGGCGGATTGTTCTCGCCAGAAGTGACCGCAGAAGAAGAATTCAGCAAGGTAGACAATCTTGCTAATTTCGGCGATAATGCCGAGTAAATGCCGATGGCAAAGGAGATCGGGCGATGCCCTTGAAAGCTGTTCTTGAAACCCTCGAAGGCGTCGATGACGCCGTGCAATCTTTCTATGCCGAAAAGGATGGCGTTTTCATCCTAGACGTTGAAGGCATGGACAGTCACCCAGAAGTAAGAGGCGTAATTGGATCGAAGGCCTCACGGCGCAAATTGCCGAGTTGCAAAAGGGCGCGCCCGACACGGCTGCAACGCAAGCCAAGATCACGGCGCTAGAGGAGAAGCTTGCGGCCAAAGAGGCGGAAGTGGGCGACTGGAAGGGGAAATATACGGGCGTGACGCGCGATCAGTCCCTATCGTCTGCACTTCAAGGCGTGGGGATTACCGAGCCTGCATTTGTCAAAGCTGCGACTGCGATGCTGTCGAGCGATGTGAAGCTGGGCGAGGATGGCACGGCGTATGTTGACACACTGATGGGGCCAAAGGTTCTTGGCGATTACGTCAAGTCTTGGGCCGCAAGCGAGGGGCAAGCGTTCGTCTCGAAGCCGCAAGGCGGGGGCTAAAAAAACCAACCCAATGTTCGAGCGGGTGCCTGCATTGGCCGACCTGCCGGAAAAATGACATGAAAGGATAAGACATGCCTCTATCTGATATGCAGGTGTTCAATGATTACATCATGCCTGCTACGATCGTTTCGCTGGATCAGCAGATTGAAGCCTTCAACGGCGCATCTGCTGGCGCAATCACGCTTTCCAACGAGGGCATGACCGGTGACTTCATGCGCGAAAGCTTTTTCGCGTCTTTGGCTTCGGCCCGTCGCCGCGTTGACCGCTATGCCGCCAATGGTTCGCAGGCTGCAACCGCTCTTTCGGAACTGAAAGCATCCAAAGTCAAGGTTGCTGGCGGGTTCGGCCCGGTCAGCTACGAGCCTTCGCAGATGACTTGGTTGCGCCGCCCAACGCAGCAGGGCGTTCAGGCTGCATCCACCGCGTTTGCGGAACTGCTTTTGCAGGACCAACTCAACAGCGCGATTGCCGCGCTTGTGGCTGCGATTGAAAACAACTCCGATGTTGTCAACGATGTATCTGCATCAGCGGGCATGACCTATGGTGCCATCAACGGCGCGCACGCTCTGTTTGGCGATGCATCTGGCCGTATCGTCACCAACATCATGACCGGGACCGTGGCGCACAAGCTGGTTGGCGACAACTTGGCAAACAGCGCGCGCCTGTTCCAAGCTGGCAATGTCACCGTTATCGACATTCTGGGCAAGGCTGTTGTCATCACTGACGCCCCGGCGCTGTATGAAAGCGGAGATCCGAACAAGTCGAAGGTTCTGGGCTTGGTCCAGGGCGCGGCAACGGTCGAAGGCGCAAGCGATATCATCTCGAATGTCGAAACCAGCAACGGCAAAGAGCGCATTGAGACCACGATGCAGGTGGACTACACCTTCACCTTGGGCGTTCGCGGCTATAGCTGGGATGAAGCAAACGGGGGCAAGTCCCCGACCGACGCCGAGTTGGCGACCGGCTCCAACTGGGACAAGGTAGCGGAATTCGACAAGATGACCGCAGGCGTGATGGCTGTCGCTGACGCTGACCAGTAATCGGTTTCTTGAGGGGGCGGGCAACCTGCCCCCTTTGCTAAACCGATAGGAGGTCACATGCAGATCAAATACGAACCGCATCCCGTCACGCCAGAGCGCAAGGCAGAACTGCGCGCGCAGGGGTTCAAGATTATTGACGCGCGCTATGCGCCTAAATCGGAAAAGCCCAAGCGCGGGCGTCCATCGAAGGTAGAGGTGCAAGATGTCACTCGGACCTAATGCAACACACCCGGCAGAGCGCGCAATTGCCGTCACGCCAAGTGATAGCGCCGATCTGGGCATTGACGCTCGCGGCCTGTATGTCGGCGGTGATGGCAATGTTGCTGTCACAATGCGCGGCGGTGGAGATGTGCTGCTTGCAGGCGTTTTGGCCGGGACCATCCTGCCCGTTGCGGTCAAGCGCGTTCTGGCGACCGGGACCACGGCGACAAGCATTGTGGCGCTGTCGTAATGGCCCGCAAGCCTTATAAGAAGAAGGGCCGCAAGAAATGAGCCTAACGATTGAGGATGGCACCGGCGTTGAAGGCGCTGACAGCTACGTCACGGTGGCGCAGGCTGCTACGGATCAGGCTCTTTATTTCGGCGAGTCCTCAATTTCTGACGATGCGGCGGGCGAAGCCGCATTGCGCAGGGCTTGGGTTTACATGGGCGCGCTTGATTGGAAGGCGGAAACGTATCCTC